GCCCAGAGAAGGATGCTGCTGAATGAGATACACGCACTCAATGGAGACAGCCGTGACTGACCTGATTGAACGACTTGAAGCCGCAGCCGAAGGGCCGTGGGAAATCATAGGGGAGCAACAGCCATGACACATGCCTTCTGGATCAACGCCGCCTGCAGGAACGTCCGCTCCACGACAGCGCACGGAGCCCAGAGGTTCCACCCTGGCCGGCGCCGCTCGTGGGCAGCCAAACACCGAGACGTGATCTGGGTGGCGCTGGTCGTCGCGCTGATCATCGGAGGGGGCGCGGCATGACACGCGAGATGACGAGGGGGGCGATGGCCCTGCTCAGACGCAACAGCACACACTCGATGAGTTACTTCCGCTGGGTGCCTAACGAGGGCGCTCACGAGTTCACGTTCAGGGACGGGTCACAGATGCGCCTACCGCAGGTGGATCTCGACATCTTCCGCGAGAATGGCTACAGCCTGATCTGGTCCATGGGCCACAAGTCCCCAGACTTCGCCAAGCTGGCTAAATGTCCCAAAATCACGCAGCAAATGAGGGGCGTCCGCTGACCGGATACCACAAGACCTTAGACTTCTCGACGAGCCCGACGCTGTGGGACTTCCTGCAGTCTCGGGCCTTCGTGTCTATCGTGCGCGGCTCGGTCGGCTCGGGAAAGTCAACCGTCTGCTGCGCAAAGATTATGAAAGCCGCCATGGAGCAGGAGCCTGCCCCGGACGGCTGGCGCTACACCAAGGCCGCCGTCGTGCGCAACACCTACGGCGAGCTGGCGACCACGACCGTGGCGACCTGGCGCTCAATCTTCGACGAGGAGGTGTTCGGGCCGATCAGGATGGGCGCACCGATGACGCATCACATCCGCAACGAGGAGGGCAAGATCGACCTGCTGGTAGAGTTCCTCGCCCTCGACAAGCCAAAGGACATCAAGAAGCTCCTCTCCTGGGAGGGCAGCATCATCTGGTTCAACGAGCTGCGCGAGATGCCCAAGCAGCTCGTCGACGCCGCCACCGCCCGCGTCGGTCGATACCCATCGAAGGCAAGCCGAGGGGTCGAGTGCAGCTATGCCGCCATCCTCGGCGACACCAACCCGCCTGACGAGGATCACTGGCTGCACGATCTAGAGATGGAGTGGCCCGATGAGTGGGAGTTCTTCGCCCAGCCACCCTCAGTGCTGACCCTCGAGGAGGCCCAGACGTCAGGTGTTGCCGTCGAGGATCGCGAGGTGATCGAGGCGTCCAACGAATTCTTCGTCGTCAACCCTGGCGCCGAGAACCTGAGCAACCTACCCGACCGCTACTATTCTCGCATGCTGCCTGGCAAGGACCGTGACTGGATCCGCGTCTATGCCCAGGGCCGCTACGGCTTCGTGTCAGACGGCAAGCCGGTGACGCCCGAGTACCGCGACGACCTCATGGCGCGGGATGACCTGCCCGTCCTTGAGGATCGACCGCTCCTGCTCGGCCTGGACATCGGCGCAGGGACACTGGCACCGGCTGCGGTGTTTGGTCAGCTCCACCAGCGTGGCGTCTGGCTGATCCACCATGAGGTGGCGAGCCTGGACATGGGGCTTGAGCGTTTCGCCACGCAGGTCAAGCAGGAGGCGGCACAGATGTTCCCAGGCCGGAGCATCGAAAGGGCGTGGGCGGATCCTGCGGGCAACGGCCGCGACGAGGTGTTCGAGGTCGCGGCCATCGACCACATGCGAAGGCGCACCGGCATCCCGACGTTCGCCGCGCCGACCAACAACATCACCGCCAGGATCCAGGCGTGGCGCTCGCCGATGTCGCGCCTGATCGATGGGCAGCCCGGCCTCCTGATTAACCGGCGATGCTCTGGCCTGCGAGCATCCCTGTCAGGCCGCTGGCGTTTCCGGCGCGTCGAGGTGTCAGGGGCCGAGCGGTATGCCGACAAGCCGGAGAAGAACGCCTATAGCCACAAGCCTGACGCCGGTGGCTACATGCTCCTGGGCGGGGGAGAGCATCGAGAGAACAAGGGCCAGGACCGCAACCGCTCGAGGGGCGGGGGAGCCCGCGTTGCCAAGCATGACTTCAAGATTTTCTGAGGAGGATCTCCATGAACGACGACATGACGCACTACATCACCGTGCACGGCCGCTTTCCTGACACCGGCATGCGGATAACCGAGGCCATCGACCGTGCGTCGGCATGGTGGGACAAGACCGGCCGCCACCTCGTCAAGACCGAGAGCAACCTGACCGAGGTGGGCCGCCAGGTCCGCACTGGCATCGTTGTCCCCGGCGAGATGACGCCCGAGCTGGACAGCGGGATCCTCCAGGCATGGCCCTGGGCGCAGCTCAACCAGCGTGAGCAGATGGCAATCGTGATCAGGTGGCACCATGACCACATCGCCGTGCCTGACGCCGGGGCCGCGCCCTACAACCCACGCACGGCCCGGTGATCAAGTACGGGATCCCCCGCTCCCGTGTTCCGGTCGCCGTCGTGTTCCAGCGCAGGATCACGCGGCGACGCTGGTGGCACCTCTTCACGGGCGACACCTGGGCTCACTGCTGGATGGTGGTGGCGTGTCCGTTCCCGGAGCCCGGCCTGATGGCCGATTACTACACGCTTAAGGTTGACCCACTGCCCTCGAGGCTGCACGTCGACATGGTCTGGGCGGCCCCCATTGATGTGCTGGCAGCCCTCCTCGAGCGTGACGAGGTGACCGACGTCGTGGAGCTGACACTCGACATCGGCGTGAACGAGATCCACTGCCCTCGAGCAAGCCTGACGTGTGTGTCTGTTGCTAAAGCGATTATGGGAGTATGGTGGCCGCTCATCATTACCCCGCGCCAGCTACATCGGAAGCTCCTGGCGCTGGGGGCAAGCTCTGTGAGGGGATATGGCTGACACCGTCAAGAACATCTTTAACCCACCGAAACCGAAGGGGCCTGACCCCGAGCTGATCGCTGCGCAGCGGCGACAGCAGGAGCGCCTCGACAGCAGGGATGCGGAGGAAGAGCGCAAGCGCAAGGCTCGCGAGAAGGTTCTCGCGGCCAGGAGCCAGGGCGCACAGAACCTCTTTGACACCGAGACCGGTGTCGAGACGACCACACTGGGTGGCTGACATGGCAAAGAAGAACGCTCCGGTCAATCTCAAGAAACTGATTGCCCGCGCCGAGGCGGCCTGGCAACGCAAGCTGCAGTGGCAGGGCATCCTCGACGATGCCTATGAGTTCTGCCTGCCCATGCGAAACCGCTATAGCGACAAGACCGAGGGCAGCCAGAAGCTCGACCGGGTGTTCGACGGCACGGCCATCGAGGCGGTGCAGCGTTTCGCGTCGCGGTTCCAGTCACAGCTCACGCCACCGTTCCAGACATGGGCGGTTCTGAGCGATGGGCCTCTGGTCCCCCAGGAAAAGAAGGAGCAGGTTCGCACCCAGCTCCAGACCATCAACAAGCAGCTCTTCGCTGCGATCCACGCCAGCAACTTCGACCACATGATCGGCGAGGTCTATCTCGAGGGAGCAATCTCGACGGCTGGCATGCTGATCCTCGAGGGCGACGACAGCTCGCCGCTCCTCATGCAGGCCGTTCCCAACTACCAGTTCGCGACCGACGACGGCCCGATGGGTTCCGTCGATGGTGCGTTCCGGCGATGGGAGGCACCGGTCAGGGAGATCGAGGAGACGTGGACAGACGCCGAGCTGCCCGAGGATCTCGCGAGGATCGGACGCGACACGCCCGAGCAGAAGGTCAAGCTCGAGGAGGGGACGTTCTACGACAGCCGGGCGAAGAAGTACGCCTACGTCGTCTGGTGGAAGGGCGGCGCGAAGGCCGAGCCCCACAAGATTGTCGAGCGGTGGTACAACGAACATCCCTGGGTGTTCTTCCGCTGGACCAAGGTGGCTGGCGAGGCGATGGCTCGAGGCCCGGCGCTCTACGTCCTGCCCGACATCAAGACGCTAAACAAGGTCAAGGAGCTGGTTCTCAAGAACGCGTCGCTGTCTGTGGCAGGCGTGTGGACCGCCGTCGACGATGGCGTCATCAACCCCGACACGATCCAGATCACGCCCGGTGCCGTTGTCGAGATCGGGGCGCAGGGTAACCTCCAGGCGCTCCAGACCGGCGGCCGCTTCGACGTCTCGCAGTTCATCATCGATGACCTGCAGATGACGATCAAACGAGCCCTTTTCGACAACCAGCTCCCGCCCGACGCAGGGCCGGTGCGCTCGCCGACCGAGATCATGGAGCGGGTGAAGGAGCTGCAGGAGGAAACCGGCGCACCATTCGGTCGGATCTCGCATGAGTTCATCCGCCCACTGCTCCAGCGATGCCTCAACATCCTGGTGCGCAAGGGCATCATCCAGATCCCCGGCGCGGATCCCGCAGCCCCGACGCCCGAGCTGAAGATCGACGGCCTGTCGGTCGCCATCGAGATCACGTCGCCGCTCGCTCGTGTGCAGCAGATGAACGACGTGGACGGCGTGGTCAACTGGCTGCAGATCTCGTCGTTCGCCGGGCAGGAGGCGGTGATGGGATCCGTCAAGGTCGAGGACATCCCGCCGTGGTTTGCCGACAAGCTGGGCATTGACCTCAAGCTCGTTCGCAGCGAAAGTGAACGGGCCGAGCTGCAGAAGGCCATGGCCCAGATGATGGCCCAGCAGCAGATGGCCCAGCAGGCTCCGCAGCAGGGGCAGTAACAGGAGGGAACATGCCAGTTTTCAGTGAGAACGGATGGTCTGGGCTTGAGGCAGCCCGACCGGACAAAACCGACGTTGATGAACGCCGCGACCTGGACCGCGACATCCTCGGAGCCTTCACCACGCCCCGAGGTCGCCGCGTCCTGCAGTGGCTGCGCGACGTCACCATCGAAGCATCGGGGCCGCACCCCACACTGACCGGTATCGGGCTGGAGTTTCGTGACCAGCTCGTCTACCGGGAAGGTCAGCGGGATCTGGTGCGGGACATCGAGAAGCGCATGGAACGCGCGAAGGAGGAACGATGAGTGCTGACCTGACTTTAGAAGAGGTGGTTGCGGGCCTGGACCCAGACGTCGAGGCGCACTGGACCAAGACCGGCCTACCCAACCTCAATGCGGTCAAGGAGATCCTCGGCCGGGCGGTGAGCCGAAAGGACATCGACGACAAGGGTCTGGCCGACTGGACGCAGGGCAAGGCCGCTGACGCAAAGCGGAAGGCGAAGGAGGAGGCCGAGGCCACCGTCCAGATCTCGAGCCCGGTGCACGAGGTGACCCCTGGGCCGGTCGAGCCCGAGCCCCTGGAGCGCACACCCCTCAAGGACGCGGTCGATATTGTGATTGCTGCGGGCGTCCCCGGATCCGAGGTCGAGCTGCGCGAGGCCGCCTCATACCTCAAGCTCTGGAGGGCAAAGCATGCCTGACGACAACAACGACGGCCTCATGGGCGTGGCTGGCGACGAACAGCAGACGACGACGAACACCGAGCAGGAGGCCGCGTCTGAGCCGAGAGACGATGGCAAGCCGACGCGTCCCGACTGGGCGCCCGAGCAATTCTGGAACGCCGAGAAGAACGAGCTGAACGGCGAGAAGCTGGCGAAGAGCTACAACGACCTGCGGGCTGAGTTCAACAAGGGCAGGAAGGGCCTGGGCAAGACGCCCGACAGCCCTGATGGCTACCTCGAGGACTTCAAGATCGAGCGGGAGCGCGGCGAGGGTGACGACAAGAAGACCCTCGAGCGGATCCGCGAGGTGGCTGGCGACGACCCCGCACTCCTGGCGTTTGCCGAGGTTGCCCACAAGAACGGCCTGACCGACAAGCAGTTCAAGTCCCTGGTCTCCGATGCGATGTTCGCCTTCGACGGCCTCATGCCAGAGCCATTTGATCTCGACCGGGAGATCGAGGCGCTGGGCATGCCGACGATTGACGACGCCAAGAACCTGATCGCGACCAACAAGAACTGGCTCGACCGCATGCATGCCGACGGCACCCTGAACGAGGACCAGTATCTTGCCGCACGTCAGATGGGCATGTCGGCGCTTGGCCTGCAAACCCTCAACGCCCTGCGTGAGCAGGCCGGAGAGAAGCCGATCCCGACCAACACCATGCGCTCGAACGGCGGCATGAAAACCAGGGCCGAGCTGGCGGAAATGATGAAGGATCCGCGCTACAGCGAGGACAGCCCCATCGGCGAGCAGTACCGCGACGAGGTGTCTCGCGGCTTCGTGGCTCTCACGGGAGGTCAATGACAATCTTGCGCCCGGCACACGTCAGGCGTATAAGCAAGGTGCTGGTGGCCCCCCAAAGGCTTTAGCACCCAGGGGGCGGGGTTTGGGTTCCCTCCTGTGCCTCGCCCCCGCCCACTGCGGCTCGCCCTTGCGCGGCAACCACCAGAAGGCCCACCAGAGCCTCTAATCTGGAGCAGACGACCCATCTGCCTCGGCAATCAGGGCGACGTCCTGACCCAGACATAGGCAACGGCAATCGTTCGGCGATGAACCCATCATCAACGGAGAGATTGACCCATGTCAAAGCAACTCACCGACGCAGCGGTCGCCCAGTTCGACACCGAAGTGAAACACGAGTACCAGGGTATGGAGATGCTCCGCCCCACGGCTCGCGTTCGCACGGGTGTTGTCGGCTCGACGCACCGTTTCCCCAAAATGGGGAAGGGTATGGCAACGCCCCGCGTCCCTCAGACGGACGTCGTCCCGATGAACATTGCCCACACGAACCGCACGGCCACCCTCGAGGACTGGAACGCCCCCGAGTACACCGACATCTTCGACCAGCAGAAGGTCAACTACAGCGAGCGCCAGCAGCTCGCCATGGTGATCGCTGGTGCGATTGGCCGTCGCTGCGATCAGCTCATCATCGATGCCCTTGATGCGGCCTCGACGAGCCTGACCGTTGCAACGTCCGTCGGCGGTTCCAACACCGGCTTGAACGTGGCGAAGCTCCGCCGCGCCAAGCAGCTCCTCGACACGAACGGCGTCCCTGCGAAGGATCGCGCCATGGTGGCTCATACCATTGGCAATGAGCAGCTCCTCGGCGAGACCGAGGTCACCAGTGCGGACTACAATTCGGTCCGCGCTCTCACGTCGGGCGAGATCAACACGTTCCTCGGCTTCACGTTCTACTTCGTTGAAGATCGTGACGAGGGCGGCCTCACCCTGTCCACGAACACGCGTACCAACTTCGCCTTCCACGGCGGTGCCATGGGTGCAATCGGCCTCGCGGTCGGTATCGAGTTCAGCACCAGCGTGGACTGGATCCCCGAGAAAACCTCGTGGCTGGCAAACGGCATCTTTTCTGCAGGCGCGATTGACATCGACGCAGGCGGCATCGTTGACGTTTCCACCTACGAAGCATAGGAGGACACGCTCATGGCTCTCGATAAAACCAAGCTCAATCCCGGTGGTTCGCCGGGTGGTCGTGGAGACAGCCCGGTCCTCTGGACCTATGCCTCCACGGCGGATGCCCTCGCCACAATCGCGGCGTCGGGCTATTTCAACGACATCGCCTACATGCTCACGTCGGGCGACGTCATCTACGTCAACGCCTCCGATGGTTCGGCCTGGTATGAAGTGACCAGCTCGGCAGGGGTCGTGACGTCTGCACCCATCGGGGCTGACACGTTCATCCTGACGGGGCAGATCACCGACATCTCGACGGCCGGTCAGGTCTACATCGTGTCGCCTGTGGCGGCCGAGGTGGTCTCGGTTTCGAGTGTGATCAACACCGCCATCACGACAGCGGATGCCACGCTGACCGTGAAGACGGCCGCAGGCACGGTCGGCACCATCACGGTTGCCTACTCTGGCTCGGCCCCTGGTGACGTTGACACCCTGGCGGCATCGTCCAACACGGCGGTGGCGGCTGGTGCAACGGTCGAGATCGAGACGGATGGTGGATCTTCCACCGCCTCGGTCGCTCAGATCACGGTGCTGATGCGTCGCACCTGATGCTGACCGCTTGAACGGAACAGGGGCGGCTCGTTTCACGGCGGGTCGCCCCTTTTCTCTAGTGAGGTGACATGGCTACTTCCGACATTGATCTTTCCTCGCAGTCCCTGCTCCGTCTCGGCGAGAAGGCCATCTCCTCGTTCAGCGATGGCACCGACGCAGCGACGATCTGCGGCAACAACTATCCCGGCTTCAAGCTCTTCATCCTCGAGATCCACGACTGGTTCTGCGCGAAGCGTCGCTCCAAGCTGACGCGCTCTGACACCAGCCCGATCAACGAGCATGCCTACGCCTACCACCTGCCCACCGACTTCCTGCGCATGGTGGCGGTCTATGACAGCGCCTCGACCGGCCACCCTATCCCGACCAAGGATTTTGAGCTGTTCGGTCGCACACTGGAGACGGACAAGACGGCCGTCTGGATCGAGTACATTGCCGATCTCGACGAGAGCCTCATGCCCGCCTACCTGCAGGAGCTGATCGTCACCGGCTTTGCCGCCGAGATCGCCATCCCGATCACCGACCAGGTCAACATGCAGACCAAGTTTGCGCGGGACGCCTGGGGGCCGGGTGGCGTGAAGGGCGAACACGGCGGCCTGTTCAAGCTCGCCAAGCGGACAGACCGGGTGCAGCAGCCCACCAAGGTGGTCCAGGACTACACCCTGATCACGGCGCGTGGCTGATGGCTCGCGTTCACGCAATCAAGACGGCCTTCACGACCGGTGAGCTGGATCCGCTCCTGCGTGGTCGCGTGGACTTCAAGGGCTACCGCAACGGCGCGGAGCTGATGCGCAACGTCCTGTCGCAGCCCCAGGGAGGCTTCGTTCGCAGGCCCGGCCTGGAATACGTCGGCAAGCTGCCCTACACGCTGACGACGCAATCGTTCTCCGGCTTCACGGTGACGATGCCCAACGACGTCGGCTCGACGAGTGTGGGCAACCTGACTGACGACGACGAGACAACGAAGGCCTCGACGACACCCCCCGGCACCACCGACAACTTCATCATCTTCCAGATCGACTTCGCCACGGCTGCGGCATGCCCCGACTATCTCGACATCATCGGCCTTGGCGTTAACGCGGCGGGAACGCCCCCCATCCTGACCGAAGAGGTGCGCCTTCAAGACAGCGACGATGCATCGAGCTGGACCACGGTCGAGCATATCTTCTCGGAGATCTCGGAAAACCTGCGCGACTATCGCCTCCGCCTCAACGGCAAGCGGTATGTCCGCCTGATCCGCATCGGCACCACCGACGCAGGCACCAACCACTTTGAGATCAACGAGCTGTATGCATGGAACGAGGGCACGTCCATCTCTGCCGTGCGCCTCGTGCCGTTCGAGTTCTCGATCACGCAGACCTACCTCCTGGCGTTCACCGATCGCAACTGCAGGGTCTACAAGGATGGTGTGCGCCAGGCCGACGTGCCTGTGCCGTGGACATCCGCCCAGCTCTCGACCACCGACGCGGACCTGGGGATCACCTCTATCAACTGGGAGCAGGATCTCGACACCCTGCTCGTGGTGCATCCCGACGTGACCCCCACCTCGATCACGCGCTCGGGCGATCACGACGAGTGGCAGCCCGCAGCGTGGACGTTGAGCAACATCCCGACCAAGGACTTCGGATCCGGCGCCGAGGCTGTCTGGTCCACCACGCGCGGGTGGCCGGTGAGCTGCACGTTCTTCCAGGGACGCCTCTGGTTCGGCGGGTCCAAGTCCCGACCCCAGACGATCTGGGCGTCCAAGTCTGGCGACTTTAACGATTTCGACACCAGCTCGACCGATGACGACATGGGCATCGACGTCACGCTCGACAGCGCGGGCGTGGCTGCCATCTGGAACATCTATCCGGGGCGCCACCTCACCCTCTTCACCAGCTCGTCGGAATGGTACATCCCGATCAGCGAGAACGAGGCGGTAACGCCGACGAACATCGTTGCTCGTCGCAACAGCTCGCGTGGGTCCAAGCGCGGCCCCAGGGTGGTCGAGGCCGACGGCGGCATTATCTTCGTGCAGCGTGGCGGCAAGACCGTTCGAGAGTTCCTGTTCACCGAAACAGAGCTGGCCTACAGCGCGATCCCGATCTCACTGCTATCGTCACACCTCCTGACCGGTCCGGTGGACATGGCCCTGCGCAAGGCTATCTCGACCGACGAGGCCGACTACGTCTGGGTCATCAACGGCGATGGCCGGATGTCAGCCCTTTGCACCCTGCGCAGCCAGGACATCGCCGGGTGGACGTCAATCCACACCGACGGTGAGTTCAAAGCCGTGGCGGCTCTCCTCGAGGAGAGCTACTTCGCGGTCGAGCGGTCGATCAACGGGGCCGACGGCCTCTATCTCGAAAAATTCAACACATCCCTGCAGGTTGACGCGGCGAGCTATGACCTCGCCCTGAGTGTCGCCACGGGATCCCTGGCCGGAGCCACGCACCTCGCCGGGGAGGCTGTCGACATCATCCTCGACGGTGCCATTCAGGAGCAACAGACAATGTCCGGCTCGGGAGGCGTCACGTTCACACGCGATGCCTCGACAAGCTATCAGGTGGGTCTACCCTTCCCCGACGTGTCGCTCTACCTCGACGCCGACCACGTCGACTATGGGACGGGGATGCAGGTTATGGTCAAGACTATGCCGGTCGAGGAGGCTCTCCCCGAAGGGACGTCGGTCGGCCGCAAGAAGCGGATCGTGGACTGCACGGTCAAGGTCAAGGACAGCTCGCACCTGATTGTCAACGGCAATGAGGTGGCGTTCCGCGCGTTCGGATCCTCGCTCCTCGACGAGGCTCCTCCCGTCTATACTGGCGAGAAGAAGGTCGCCGGGATCCTCGGCTGGACCGAGGAAGCGTCGGTGACGTTTGGGCAAGACAAATCGCTGCCGCTTAATGTTCTCGCGGCGGCCTATCGGGTTGGAGTGTAGAGATGGAACCAGTTACGGCGATGATGGCAGTGAGCGCGGCGGCCGGAACGGCCGGCGGGGCCGGTGCGGCTGCTGGTGGCCTTCTCGCGGGCGGCGGCCTGGCGGGTGGCCTGGCGGCGGGTGCAACGGCACCGGCTCTCGCACTCGCGGGATCCTCGAGCCTGTTTGGCGGCATCACCGCCCTGCAGGGACTGTCGTTTGCATCGAGCATCGCAAGCGGACTGATGGGCATGGGGCAGGCAAACGCCCAGGCTGCGTCCCTGGAAGAGAGCGCCCTGTGGTCCGACTTCGGTGCGCGGCAGGAGATCCTCAAGGGCAAGCAGGAGGCGGTCGAGCAGCGCAGGCAGCTCAACAAGGTGATGGCTGCAAACATCGCCGCAGGATACGCCTCCGGTCTCGGAGGAGAGGGATCGATCAGTCAAGCCTCCATCGACGCCATGAACGAGGCTGACTACCAGCTCGGCATCACGCGCGACGACGCCATCATGCGCTCGGCAACACGACGGACGCAGGCGCGACAGGCGCGAAACCAGGCCAGCTCGACGCGCGACGCGGGTCTGTGGTCGGCTGTGAGCGGAGGCCTCGACGCCGGGATGAGCTACTACAACCGCGGAGGCACCACCTGATGGTGACGCGGATCAATGCCGACCAGCAGATCGTCAACCAGGGAAACATCTCGTCGGTCCCGACGCTGACCTTTGCGAGCAGCGCCGCCGACAGCCTGCGCATGATGGGCGAGATGACGCGAAAGGTGACGCTCGTCACAAACCAGCGCCTCGACGACAACGCCAGGATCGAGGGCGCACGTCGCGGCCTGGTCGACGGCTATGGTGGGACACTCGACAACCAGCAGCTCTACGCCCCGACCATCTACGGTGCGAGCTACACCGACAGCGCCCTGTCGGCTTACCAGAACCGCGTGGACCTCGACGCCCGCACGAAGATTGCCGAGCTGTCGGCGGCGCACCCCAACGACCCGGAGGGGCTGTCAACGGCGCTCGAGGCCTACAAGCTCGGAGCGGCATCGGAAATGCCCCCCGAGCTGCGTGGCGTGTTTGAGGCCCAGTATGGGATCTACGCCCAGTCGGCCATCACGAAGGCAAACTCAAACTTTCTCAGCGTAGCGCAGGCCCAGGCCGAGGCGGATGCGTACCTGCTCAACCAGCGGATCCAGCTCGACCTGCAGGAGAGCGCCACCCTCCTGACCAGCAGCGACCCTGCCGTGCGCGAGGCTGCGATGACGTCCATTGCGGCCATGCAGGGGCAGCTCTCGGCCACCTACAGCTCGACCATCCAAGATGCGTTTGGCAATGAGGTTCCGGCCTTCGATCCCCTGACACAGGCAAAGGCGCTGGAGCAGTTCCGCACCGACGTCGCCTACTACGGCTCGCTCGGGTGGTACACCGACATGGTCGCGGCCGGGCAGGGCGTGGCTGCTCTGGCTGCACTGGAGAACGGCATGGGTCCATCCATCACGGTGTCAGATCCTGATACCGGCGAGGACGTCCCGATCTACCTTGCCGATATGCTGACCCCCGCCGACCAGCAGAAGCTCTTTACCGAGATGCGCCAGATCGAGGCAGCTCGCCGCTCGGCTATCACTTTTTCCCAGAGCCAGTTCGACCGCAATCAGGAGCAGGTCAACGACGACGCCCTGCGTCAGTTCATGCTGGCCGATGACTTCCTGGTAGGGCAGGCACTGCTCGAGGCCGCGAAGCTCAATCCGGCCATCGACGCCGCGACCATCGACAAGATGCGCGGACGCCTCGAAAGCTGGAACGCTGGCTACACCGACCCGACCTACCTCGCGTTCTTTGAGACGACACTCGAGCTGGGCCTGGACAACCCCGACACGGGTATGCCTTGGCGGAGCGAGGATATTTTTGGCCTGCTCGATGACGAGCGGTTCAGCAGGGAGGACGTTGCCGAGCTGGCAAAACTCTTTGAGCAGACGCAGGATGCAAACCACTACCGCAACTTCGCGGTGTTTCAGGAGGGCATGACGAACCTCATGGCCGCCGCTGGCCTGCCGGATCCATCGACGAACGCGTGGATGGCGTCCGACGACCAGAGCCAGGAGCGTTTCCGCGAGGCTCGCCTCAACGTCCTCGACAAGATCGTTGATCTCGAGGAGGCCGGTGAGCGTGTGACCCGCACCGCCGTCTCCCAGATCATCCGCGAGGAGGTCGACCGGATCCGCGACAGCCTCGCCGCTCGCACCCCTCTCTCGGACATGGTGTCCGCGCAGATGGCTGAACAAATGCCAGCAGACGCCCTGATCTCGTATATGAAGGGCGGCGACTACACGAACCAAGAGATCGTCAACTTTGTCGCGCAAAACAGCGCACTGTTTGGCAACAAGGCAGAACAGATCCTGCTTGACCTGGGGAACGAATAATGCCCGCCAACCCGCAAGCCATCGCCCACTACCGGAACCTGCGCGAGCAGGCCAACGCATCCATCCCCAGCGAGGCGGGGCCGGCGCGGGCTGCTGCCGCCAACCCTCCTGTGCCGAAGGCATGGGTGAACGCAGGCGACATGGACCTGCTCGTGGAGCAGCGCCCCGATGGCGTGTTTGTCACAGGCAAGCGCCTGCCCGACGGATCCTCCACGACGTTCCCGGCCATCCCTGCCGAGGGCGTTGTAGGCCTGCCCTCCACGGTCAACGCCACGACCGAGGGAAACGAGCCGACCGTTGCATGGAGCGACATGCCCAAGGTCGAGGAGCCCAGCATCGGCGAGCTGATCGGCCAGGATCTCCAGCAGGGTTTCATCGAGCTGATGGAGGGGAGGATTGGCGACCGTGCCGCCGAGGAGGTGTTCCGCAACGGCCTTAACCTCTTCTCCGAGGCCCGTGATTTTTTGGCCTCCGGCATCCCTGACGAGACGCGCGATGCGCTCGGGATCCAGGCCGAGGTCACGCCCTATGGCGATGCCTTCGTCGGCGCGGTGAGGGATGTTGTGGGCCGGGAGGATGGCGACAACGAGCTGGAGAGTGTCTCTGGCTCCCTGACGTCGGCGCTGGCCCAGTTCCTAATCCCGTTCGGAGCCATCTCGAAGGGTGGGCAGGCGCTCGGCGTGGTGAAGGCCGGTGGCTGGCTCGAGGCGTCGGGTCAGGCTGCAGGCTATGGCATGCTGACCGACATCGTTGCGTGGGATGCACACGAGGGGCGTTTTGCCGACCTGGTGCAGTCTGTCCCCTGGGCGGCCAACCCGATCACCGAATGGCTCGCGACAGACGAGGACGGCGACGCCCTCTATGAGCGCCTCAAGACGTCGGTCGAGGGTCTGGCGCTGGGTGGCATCACCGAGGCAGGCCTGCGTGGTCTGGTGACTGCCGCACGACTGATCAAGCAGGGGCGCGTCGCTCGAGGTCTGCTCGGCGAGGAAGGCCTGGCCACGCTGAAACAGCACCTTGCCGATTTCGCCGCTGACGAGACAGGAACGGTTCGGATCCCTGGCGGCGGCGGCCCTGACGCGGGCGATGTCCAGCCCCCTGCGACACCCGAGGACGTCCGCAGCGTTGGCGCCGATAGCGAGGTCGGCCTGATGACGCCCGATGAGGTGCGGGGCATGTTTGAGGCCGAGCCGGAGGCAACCCTGCAGGACGTGCAGCTCGCCCCATCGACCGCGACGGATCCCGTCGTCGCCCAGGAAAACGTCCGCATCAAGCAGATGTTTGAGGACCATGTCGCAGCGCCCGCCGAGGCGCGAGACAACCAGGGACGGCTCGCCCCCTATCTGCGCATGACCGCCGACCTTGGCGATGACGTGGAGCTGCCCAAGGGGGTGCCGCAGTCGACCAACGTCGGCAACGCGCCCGCGTCCCTCGCGCAGGTGGACGAGGCTCTCGATCTTGCTCGCGGCGAGGAGCTGACGGTCGAGACGTGGGGCCGGTCGATGGCACACGTCTATGGCAGCCCCGAGGTGCCTGTCGCGCCCCACCGCCTGATCAATCAGCTCCAAAACGTGGACGCTTGGGCTGCCGATCTGGAGCGCCTGACCCCTTCGCAGCTCCGCAACGTCGAGGACGGCCTCGCCGACGCCGCCATCATGGGCGGCCTCTACAGCTCCGGCAAGGCGGCGCCGGAGGACACTGCGGGATTGCTGCTATGGTCATTCCTGTCGAAGGGCGTTGACCCGTTCACGCAGGAGGCCATGTTCCTCGACGTGTCCTCGCGAGGAGTGCGCGAAGGTATCAATGCCGAGATGGCACCGTGGATCCGGTTGGCCCTCGACGGCAACTTCACCAAAGACAAGGTTGCCGAGTTCGTTGCCTGGGCCAAGGGCGTTGCGCCCAAGGGCTCCGGCCTCGCCGGGGCCGGGACCGCGCACAACCTGAACGCATTTGGAGACTTCCTCCAGAAAATGGGGGAGACGGGGCCGGATGGCGTCAGCCACCTGCAAACCCTGCACAACATGATTGCAGACGGCACTCCGTCTCGAGACATCCGGCGCTGGTTTCACAGCAACGTCCAGGGTGTCGGCATCGACAACAAGGTTCTGTCGTTCACCCTCTTGGCAGCGGGCCGCACTGACGTTGTGATCCTCGACCGCGTCCAGATCCGCAATATGTTCGATGATGGCCGGTTCGCCGGGATAAACATCTACGACGGCAAGAAGGTGAAAGGACAGGGCAGTGGTGCACTGACCGGCACGACCTTTGCCCCGGTGACCACGGGCGCTCGAGGTCTCGCCATCTACGAGATGATCGAGGAGGCCCTGCTGGGCAAGCTCGGCGAGTTGAGCGAGCGCCTCGGTCGCGAGATGACCCCCGGCCGGTTCCACTGGGAGAGCTGGGTTCTCAAGTCTGAGCAGGAGGTGGACCACGCCACCCTGTCCGCCCTTCGTCAGGGCATCGAGGCACGTAACCGACCGAGCAACGGCGGCCCTGGGACCGGCGTCCCGGCTTGGGCCAACGTCTATGTGCGCCAGGGCAAACATGCAACGTACAACTATGGCGTCAGCTATGGTGTAGACATGGACGGCGTGCGTCACTACAAGTATGAAACATCTGACGGCACCGAGTATGTGTTCTCTCCGAGCGAGTGGACAGACGCCAGGGACGCCTTCAGCAACCCCAAGAACGGCGTCATTCCCGCCGACTTCAAGGTTTCGGAATATACGGACGCGCCATGGATTGATGCGCCGTCCGTCAACAGGGAGAAGCTCGATGGCATCATCAGACAACACGGCACCCCTCTCTCCGGCACGGGAGGTGATGGCGCGAATGTTTCGCCGGGGGATGCCGGTACATCTCGAGGCAGACGAGGGGGCGCAGCCCTCGCCGGAGGCGCAGGAGCAGCCGTCCTCGCAGGCAGCGCAGGACAAGACGCCCTAGCATCGACTGGAGAGGATGGCCTGCAGACCTACTTCGATGCGGAGGGCAACGAGCGAGTGGTCGGATCAGACGCCCTTTTCGTCTTGGTGCCGCCCCGGCCCGGCGAGAGCGATCTGGGTGGTGCCGTTGACGCACCCGCCGGCGATCCTGCGACCGAGGAGTTCCAGGTCGCCGGAAACGTCACAAACACGCTCGAGGAGATCTACAAGAAGCTTGGCTGGATCCCCCCGACAATCGACGAGAGCGCGGGCAAGGTTCTCGGCGGCACCATCACCGACGAGACGTTCGACGCCCTGCGCAGCTCGCTGGGGTCGCCCTCCATGGACGACATTGATGTGGCGCTGGGGTCATTCCCGTATGCATCGCTGACCGAAACAGGACAGATCGACGACTTCTTCGCGGCGGTGACGGATGCGTTCTCGCAGCAGATCGGTGACGTTACGGGTGCCGCCCCTCGAGCAGCCATCGCAGGCATGCGCGATGAGGTCACGGCCCTGCAGAACCAGCTCGCCGACCTGACCGCTGGCCCTCTCGCGTCGGCCGATGTCAAGGGCATGACGCAGGTTCAGCGCGACCTCCTCGAGATCGATCTGGTGCGACGCATCGAGGATCTCGAGCAGCGGATCGCCCGGTCCGGCAGGGCCGAGCAGGGCGTGATGACCGACGACACGGTCGCATGGCTGGCGAACGCCACCGGCCTGACCGAGGACCAGCTCCTCAATCGCGCTACGGGAGAGGCATACAACGCACCCCAGCTCCGCGCAGCTCGCGCCATCGTCGAGGGCAGCCTCGACCAGGTGCGCTCGATCCACGCCGAGACGCTCCTCAACCCCACGACCGAGAACCTGGCCCTCCTGCGTCGCCAGGCCCAGATCACGAGCGCCCTCCTGCTCCAGTTCAAGGGCGCCGTGGCCGAGGCCGGTCGCGCATTGGGGTCGCTTCGTGCCAACGCCGCAATGCCCCCCGACATGCCTGCCGGTGCGATGCCACCCAACGACCTGATGCGGGCCGTGATGCTGGCCGACTACGTCGAAACCACTGGCGGCGAAGAGGTAAACAAGCGTTTCCTCGCGATGATGACCGAGGCGCTGAAGGAGCCCAACTCTTCCCTGCTCGCCGACTACACGCGTCGAGCCAGCGGCGCGTCGACGATGGACATGCTGGTCGAGGCCTGGATCAACAGCCTGCTGGGATCCCCGACGACGCATGCCGTCAACTTCATCGGCAACTCTGCCCTGACAACCTCCCTCCTCACCGAGCGGTGGCTGGCTCCATTCATCCCGACCGGCAACACCACGGGGCCGCGCCGCACGTTCGGCAGCTCGGCCGCATATACGTTCGCCCTGATGTCGTCGTTTCGCGAGGCGCTGCAACTGGCCTTCCGAGCTGGCACCAGCAACAGCTACTCCAGCAAGTTCACGACAGCGACGCGCGGGTCTGCGCTCACCATTGAGAACATCGCCCAGCTCCGAAACCGCGACACCGGGAACTATCTTTCGGACCTGTTCGACCGCTCGGTCGGGACCGTCCTCGAGGACGCTGGCCTCCTCCTCCCCAGAGGGACGCTCGAGCAGGGCGGCCTGACCGCCTACCTTGCCGACGGCCTGTTTGAATACTACTACCGTGGGCCAAGCCGGGTGCTGTCGAGCGCGGACGAGTTCTTCAAGGTGATCAACTATCGCGCGGCGGTGGCCGAGTACGCCTACATGCAGGCGACGGCGGAAGGCCTCACCGGGCAGGCGTTCAAGGATCGCGTTGACGCCATCATGGCGAGCCCCGACACGCTGGCCCCCGACATCCACTTGGGTGCCATCGAACACAGCCGTTATGCGACGCTGCAGATGGACAGCACGCCGGTCATGCAGTCGTTCGCGCAGCTCCGGTCTACCGTCGCCGGCGGCAAGATCGTCGTGCCGTTTCTCAACGTCATCGCCAATATCATTCGCGTGGGGGCTCACCGCATGCCGGTCGCAGGCCTTGCCATGCCAGACAACATCGCCCGCCTGCAGACCGGCAACGCGGCCGACAGGCAGGAGGTTGTCTCGCGCCAGGTGATGGGCGGCATGCTCCTCATGTCCGGTGCGATGCTCGCCGCGAACGGCTGCATCACCGGTCGCCTGACCGACAACTACGAGCAGCGCGAGGCGCTCGCCACGGAGGGGATCCAGCCCTACTCGTTCAACATGGGATGCTTCGGGGGCGAGGATGGACACTTTATCTCCTACGCCCGCACCGAGCCGATGTCGTCGTTCCTGGCGATGTCTGCCGACGTGTCCCAGATGCTGGCCTACACTGACAAGGAGCAGGACGCCACGATGATCGCGGCGGCTGCGCTCTCGTCGGTGGCGAACTACACCATGGATCAGTCGTTTCTCCAGGGCGTGGTCACGGTACTCAACGCAGCCACGCCCAATAGTCGAGACATGGAGGCGGGCCTTGACAAGGCTGGCCGGGTCGGGACCGAGATGGCAGTGGGCCTCCTGATGGGAACCTTTGGCCCCGCTGGGCCGGGATCTCCCCTCATGGCTAACCTGAACCGCACGTTCGGAGATGGCGACGTGCGCCGCGACACACGCCCCGATCCCATGGGCAACTACCTGGAGCGCCAGCTCGAGAGCGTCCTCAACCGCTACCGATCGCGCACCCTCGGCCTGTCTGATGACGTGACCATCCTTGACTGGGAGTTCGACGCGCTGCCAGTGCGCTACAACTGGCTCGGCAAGCCGATGCCCTACGACGCGTTCGGCCCAGACGTCCTCTCGCCGTTCCCGCAGATGCAGGCCGAGCATGACGCTGCGTTCCTGGTGGACGAGCTGGGGCTCGATCCCGAGCGGGCAGCCACACTCGACCTCACCGGCATGCGGGTCGGGCCGGACAACGAGATCCCTCTCAGCAAGTGGGGAGGCTACGTCGATGCCGTTGGGATCTCCGGGGAGTTTATCCGTCTAGGCCTCATTCCTCCGAGCGTCCCTGGGCGGCTTCTCGGCGTCGAGCTGACCCCAACCCAGCAGAGCCTCTTCGCCTACCTGCGCGGCCAGGGAACGTACATTCGTGGCGACGGTGGGGCTACCTACGCGGTCGATCCTGACGGCAACACGGTTCGGACTGTCGTCGGGTCGTCTGGTCTGGGCGCATCCGGGCTCTATCCTAACCTCGAGCCCGGTGAGTTCTACAACATGGAGGAGGCGCTCAACGCCGTCATCGCCTCGGAATGGTACGCCCTCAAGTCCGACTACACCGACAGCAACCTCGGCAGCGGGGCTGACACGAAGAAGGAGGTTCTCTCCGAGATCATCAGCCTCTACACCTCCGGCGCCAACGTGGGCGGGACGGCTCGCACGGCTCTGTTCAACCTCTTCCCCGACCTCGCGTCGGATGTTCTGGAGCGGCGTCACAACGTCCCTCCCGAGCTGCTCCCTCCTGACATGCTCGACGCCATCCTCAATTCTGGAGTAACGCCATGACGATCAGCAACCTCTCGAGCCGCACCGGGCATGTCGCCCTGGGCGGAGAGACGACCTTCACCTACGGCTTCGAGATCTTTGCCAGCACCGATCTCGTGGTCGAGCGCAACGGGACGGCCCTGGTCGAGGGGACCGACTACACTGTGGCGGGCGTCGGCAACGCCAGCGGCGGGACCATCACCCTGGACGGTACGCAGTTCCCATCTGGCGCGACGGTCGATGACACCTGGGTTCTCTATCGTGCGGTGACCAAGGAGCGCCTCGCGGACTACCAGACGGCCGGGGACTTCCGCGCCGTCACGGTGAACGCCGAGCTGGACAAGATGATCGCCATCACACAGGAAATGCAGCGCGACATCGACTACGGGATCAAGTTCCCCATCGAGGACGCTCTGGCGACGGGCGACAACACCATGCCCGCAAAGGCATCGAGGCTGGGCAAGTACCTGTACTTTGACGCCGTGACGGGTCTGCCATCGGTGGCTGCAGCCGTTGACACGTCGGCGGTCTCCTCATTCATGGCTACGGTGCTGGACGATACGACGGCAGCAGAAGCTCGCACTACTCTAGGTGCAGCAGGTACAACCGCAGCGTCCACCACGGCGGCGGGCATTGTCGAGCTTGCGACCGAATTAGAAACTGCCGTCGGGACTGACACCACTAGAGCAGTCACCCCCAACTCGCTCAAGGGCAAACTGCCTTGGGGCGCTTCGCCCGGAGGAACAGCCGACGCAATTGAAGTTACCTATAGTCCAGCCCTTACAAGCCTTCCTGACGGCCAGCTGTGCTTTTTCCGGGCGGCAGCAGCCAACACGTCCACTACGCCAACATTCAACCCAAACGGCTTAGGTGCATCGACCATCGTCAAGAATGGCAATCAGCCGCTAGTAGCTGGGGACATTGCTGGGCAATATCACGAGATCATTCTGCGATACGAGGCGACCAACACGCGGTGGGAGCTGCTCAACCCTGCCGTTCCAGCGGCAGCTGCGGCTGGGAGAGTTAAGCTCGTTGACAACGACTGGTCAACCGGCACTCCAAGCTCAGTGACGTTTGAGGACGCTGACGGCATGGACTGGAGCACCTACAGCTATTTCGAGATCGAGCTGCAAGGCTACATCTCGGCGACCTGCCGACTTTTGTGCACGTTCAGCCAAGGCGGGGCTTATCAAACTGGGGGCACTGATTACTTCTACGCCAACACGGGGTTTCGGTTCACTGCTGGTTCTTCCAACGGCACCTCAGCTATTAATATTCCCAATATCTACAATGAAATCTACAAAGGCAGCGCTCAGTACAATGAGATGTTCCATATGAGGGCCACCCTATATCCGGGCTTGTCTGATGGGACGAACATCTGTGGCCCTTACATTCACTGGAGCTTCGTATCTTCTGCGGCTCCCGGCGGAAACAGAGGTCATGCAAATGGCACTGGCTCTTTGCGAAACTTGGTTGCGACTGAGATTGACGGCATCAAGTTTGAGCAGAACACCGGCAACATGCCTAATGGATCGTTCAAGGTCTGGGGGATCGTCTGATGACTCGATATAATATGACGGGCCAAGGGAAGATTGTTCCTTTCACGCCTGAAGAAGAAGCTGCGGCTGATGCGATCGAAGCAGCAGATGCCGCAATCGAAAAGGCAAATGCCGCTGAGGCTCCGATGCGAGAGTGGGAGGCTGTCATGGCGGCGAGTGACTCCCTTATGACGAGGGATGTTGAAGACCTCATTGACACCCTGCTGGTGACTGAAGTTCTGT